AAGCAGTCATTGGAGGCCAGCAAAGACGAGGCAGATCACCAGAAGACCATGGCATCTAAAATGCGTGAGATTGCGAAGCTGCAAGCTCGTATTGATATGCTTTCTCTGGATGACAGCCGCGAAGCTCAGGCTGAAAAAGCTGCGTTGCTCAAAGAACTGAGTGAGCTTCAGTCTGATTTGGCCGATGAACAGGCGGACAGAACACTGGAGGCTCAGGAGGACGCTCTGGATAAGATGGAAGAGTCCTATCATGACGAGAAGGATAAGGAAATTGGGATTCTGGAAGACAGTATCTCTTCTCATCAGAAGCTCTATGATATGGCAATCTCTTATATCGAGTCTCACTGGGATACGCTGTATAGCGAGCTGATCAGTTGGAACACGCAGTATGGTGATGTGCTGAACAGTGATATTACGAATGCTTGGGATAACTGCTTGGCTGCTGCACAACGGTATGGAAGTTACGTGTCTGCTCTGGGAAGTATCGGAGGAGATATCCAGGCCGCGCAGTCCAGCGGAACAAATTTCCAAGTTGGGAATGCTACCTACGACAATAGTTCCAGCGACGAAGACATGATCCATGCGATCATCAAAGAGATGTATGCAAACAGCAAGCAGCACGCTTATGAAGATGCTGCCGGCAAGCTCTATCTGAACCGGCGTAATCTTGAGCTTGGCGCACAGCTGGCACAGTATGGCATTACTGCGGTGCGTGGCAACGACGGTGTTTGGTACGTAGATCGCGTGGGTGGGCAACTGCTGTACGATAAGTACAGAAAGTACACCTATCATGAGGGTGGCATTGTCGGCGGAGGAGATATCAAGTCCAACGAACAACTCTCTCTGCTGAAAACCAAGGAGTGGGTATTGAGCGAACAGATGGTGGACAATCTGACCACACAGATGGATCGTATCAATATGCTCTCTGACGCAATGAGTGATCTGCCGGATTATGCTGGCAAGTCTACTTTGTCTGATGTGATGAAGCAGGTAGGCGGCAGTAAGACGGTAAATAATATCACCAACAACAGCAGACCCATTGAGGTGCAGATTGGTGATACGATCATTCATGGTGCCGACCAGTCTACGGTTGAGAAGCATATCAAGGTTACACGCGATATGGTCAATCAGATTGGACGGCTCATTGGAATCGGGAGATAAGATTGGGACGCCCAATTTCGGGCGTCCCTTTCATATAGCAAGGAAGGGAAGACAATGTTCAAAAGCTATGAATTTACCTATGCTGGTATGCCCGCTTCCATGTTCGGTATGTACATTGCGGATATATCCAGCAATAAACATAGTGCCAATAGTTTTGGCAATAAAGCAAATCTGGTGGAGACGCGGCTGGCAAATCGTGTTGCGCCGATCCACTATGGTGTGCGATATAACGATACCCCGTTGAGCTTCACGTTGATTTTCGGAGCAGATCATAAGTTGGATCGCTATGAAATGCAGGCGATTTCAAAATGGCTGACAGGGTATCAGGAGTACCAATGGCTCAGTATTGATCAGCCGGATATGGAGCATATTCAATTCCGGTGTCTTGTTCAGGAACTGACGCCTATTCATCTCAGCTGGGTGCCTATGGCGTTTGAAGCTAAAATCATCTGCGACTGCCCATATGGATACAGCTATCCATTTGCGAAGACCTATCAAATCAGCGGGGAAACAGCGGTACGGTTTTACAACGACAGTACCTGCATGGAAAAGTTGCGCCCGGAAATGTTGATCACGCTTGCTGCCGGTTGTACCAGTTTTGCAGTAAAGAACAAGACGACCGGAGCAGAAATGCGGTTTGATAATTTGCCGGGAGGCAGTTTGTCTATCCGCGTTGACAATGAGAACCAAGTAGTTACAGAGGATGTGTCTGGCTACGATCTTTATGAACACTTCAATTTTGTGTTTTTGGAGTTGGAACCCGGAGACAATGAATTGGTATTCACTGGAACTGGGAGTGTAGCGATCAGCGGTCGATACCTTTATAACGTCGGAGCATAAGAAAGGAGGCCAGAGATGTATCTGGATTATTCTAAATTGGAAGCCAGCCAGATTAAGCAGCCCGCTTTGCGGTTGCAGACTCTGGCCGGTAAAGAGCTTGGGGTTATCCCTTGGGTCAACAACCTTAATTTTGAATTGAACTATGCTGATGTAAGCCGCGTTGAGTTCGATGTCCCTCGGCATTCCGATGGGAAAATCAATCCGGTTTATCGTTTGCTGACCAGCTACAAAATGCTGTTTACCGAACAGCTTGGTATCTACATTCTTCAGAGGCCGGCTACATCAGGTGACGGTGTATCTGAGGTAAAGCATATTACCGGATACTCCATTGAGCAACTTTTTGAGAAAAAGAAGCTCTATTTGGAAGAAGGAACATATAACTTCTGGAACCCTGTTCAGCCGGAGGATACTATTCTGGGTCGTATTCTGGAATTGGATACGACATGGAGTATTGGGTATGTTGACCCCAAGCTGATTGGATGTTATCGTACCTTTGACGAGTACGATAGCGACGCCTTGAGTTTTTGCTATGGCAGCGCCATGGAGAAGTATAACTGCACGATTGTGTTTGACGTGTACGCCAGGACGATTAGTGCTTACGACGCGGGGAAAAGCCGTGGAACCGTGCCTATCTATCTGAGTTATCAGAATTTGGTGGACGCGGTTGATCTGGAAGAGCTTACCGATGATATGGTGACAAAGCTCCATCTGTACGGATCGGACGACCTGAGTATTCGGGATGTAAACCCGATCGGCACAGACTACATGGTAAACCTGTCGTATTTCATTTCCAACGGCGATTTTGATGTGATCGCCGAGGGCAGTACAGTTACTTTGGCCGAGCGTGTCAAGAGCTGGAATGCTGCAATTAAAAGCAACCAAATTCACTACACCAATCTGGTAGCAGCGCGGGCATCCAGAACCGCCCAAAGGCTGGCGGAGGAAGTGACACTCGCTTCGCTGAAAGGCGATTTGGAAGTCCTGACTACGCAACAAAGCGTAATTATCCAGACAATGGCTCTGGAATCCACTGCCGCTGGAAAGGCAAGTCAACAGCAACAGCTGACAGAGATCAATGAGAAAATCTCTGCAAAGAACTCTGAGATTGAGGCGCAAGAAGCAGTGATTGCGAATTTGCAGGCAGAGATTGATCGGTATACCACTGATATTCAGGGTGTTGTAGAGCAGCTGTCTATTTCCAAGTATTTCACAAAGGCCGAACAAAAAATCCTCAACCACTATTTGATTGAGGGCGAAGCGGCAGAAGAAACTTTCGTTGCGACCGATGTAGATACATCGGCTTCTGGTGCCATCTCCACATTGCAGGGGAAGGTTACATTGACCGGGGCTGATATTGCACAGGCAAGTCTTAACGGTAAAAGTATGTATGCTATTGCGGGCGGCGTTTTGAAAATCGCCAGCGCAAAACTGACGGCAGACATTGTGCGTGGTACTTTGGAGGTCAATCCAAGTACAAACGAATATGTACTGACGGTGTACATGGGATCTACAACGTTTGATGAGCATAGCTTCCCGAGCGGACTTGTTACTGCATCCGGCACACTTTCTCAGTTCAGCAGTGATATTTCTCCTGTTTCTCAGGATGGTGTAACGGAGAACAAAGGCACCCAGATTTCTTTTGAGGCGGGCACATCCAAGCTGTTTTTCACAGTAAATGTGAACGAGTATCAAAAATATTCTGTGGCGCAAGAGCTGTACGCATTTGGCGAAGAGCTTTTGGATGAATGGGCATGGCCTGTTTACGAGTTTTCCATTGATACGGCCAATTTCTTGTTCCAGAAAGAATTTGAGCCGTTTAAGAATAAATTGGAGTTCGGCAAGAGCATTTATCTGAACGTCGGTGATGATGGTGTGATCGAGCCGAAGCTGATCGGGGTAGCTCTGGACTTTGAGAATCCCGAGAAGTTGACCTTGACCTTTTCTAACCGTTTCCAAAAACGTGACGTAGTTGCGAATTGGCTGAGTGAGGTCAATAAGGTCAGTGCGTCCAGCCGCAGTTTTGATACCAGCAAATACCTCTACAACAGAACTGCGAATAAGACTACTCAGGTTTCGCAGTTTATGGAGAACGCCTTGAATGCGGCAGTAAACACCATTATTGGCGCAAGTAATCAGAGCGTTGTGATCAATGGTGCGGGTATCCAAGTGGGCGGTGACAGTAAGTATCAACTGCGTATCGTGGACAACATGATTGCCATGACTGATGATGGTTGGAAGACTGCTAAACTGGGTATCGGTCGGTTTTACTCCGATGCGAAAACAGGTCTCAAAGATGATAAGGGTAACGATATCCTGATTGGAGAGACATGGGGTATCAATACAGAACTGCTTGCGGGTAGTCTCATTATTGGTAACAACCTCGTCTTGGAGAACGCCAACGATAACGGCGTAATGCAATTCAAGGTGGACGCCACCGGAGCGTGGTTGTATAACGCCTCGTACATTATGCAGCATGACGACGGTGGCCTGATGATCTTCGATCCGAAGTATGGTATCGTGGCCGGCAATAAGCTCCTGTTCAATACTAACGGTACAACCGTGACCCCGGAGTTTATTGACGATTGGGGCGATATCAAGTTCGATGCGGACGGTATGCCTGAGAACGCAAACTTCTATCTGGATCTTCGAGACGGCAGCGCTTATTTCAGAGGAAGAATCAAGGCCGACTCCGGTTCGATTGGCGGGTGGGAACTGGCCGAGAATGAGCTTCATTGTGGATCAAACTCTACTTTTGTTGCCCTCAACTCTTCCAAGGATACCAATTCGCTGTATGCGATTTGGGCGGGTGCTACAAAACCTGAGAATGCAAAATTCTGGGTAAAGCGAGACGGCACACTGCACGCAAGAGATGGCGAGTTTAGCGGTACGCTCTCTGCCTCAAGACTGAGCGGAAATCTGACCGCCGATCCACAATCTGGTGGATGGCTGAAAGGCTGCGGTATTGATGTAAACAACGGCGCGTTCTATGTCGATCCGTCCGGCAATGTCACTATGAAGGGCAGCATCAATATGGCGGACGGCAGCATTACTTGGGGCAGCGGCAACAGCCCGTGCTTGGTGTTGTATTGCAGTATTGCCGCCTCACCTCCTACCGGGTCATACAACTCGTATCCGTCCAGGGGAAGTACCAGTTGGCACAAGTCTATCAATGACGGAGATCTCTATGCTTCTTATACCTACGATGGCGGAGTGACCTGGACTTCGGCGATTAAGATTCGCGGTGAAGACGGCCAGAATGGTAAAGACGGCCAGGATGGTATGGACGGAAGCGATGCGACCGTCAATGAGCGAAACGTTTTTAATGTTTTGACAAATGGCGGTACAAAGTTTGGCGTTTTTAGTGATTCTTCGACGCGCAAGCTGTATATCAATGCAAACTATATTCGTGCAGGTCAGATTGACGCCGATTTGATCACTCTTGGCAGTGATTATGGTGGATTCTGTTGCGCGAGGGGCAGCGACGGCGTGAGTTTTACTTACGGCGCTAAAATGTACGGAAGTGATGATGAATACTACTTTATTGCGACCAACAAAGGTGTGCGTATGCAGGCACCGGATCATGGTTTTACCATTACAAACAATGGTTTGTTTGCTGATGAAGAGATCTCGGTCGGATCTGATAGGAGATTGAAGCAAGCGATCGAGTACAGAATGGACAAGTACGAGAATTTCTTTATGAAGCTGAAACCTGCTCAGTATCAGCTAAAAGCTGGAAAGTCTAAGAGACTTCATACTGGATTTATCGCGCAGGACGTTGAGCGTGCATTGTTGGAAAGTGGTTTGACGACGAATGACTTTGCCGGCCTGACAATTACTCCTGTCCAAGAAGTCAATCCCAAAGACGGTATTGATGACGTTTTCTATCGTCTGCGGTATGGGGAGTTTATCTCTTTGAATACCTACATGATTCAAACGCTTTACCGTCGCATCTCCGAACTGGAAGAAAAAATCAAGTCTTTGTAAGGAGGACTATATGAAGGATCAAGTTATGCAGCAACTGGGATTCGTGCTGAATGCGCTGAACAATGTCTATGTAAAAGGCAAGGCGAATTTGGCAAATCTGAGTGGTAGTATCGCCATTCTCGAAGAGGTTGCCGACGTTTTGAACAATGCGGAAATTGTTGAAGCTACTTCAAAATCCGCTGAAAAATAATATTTGAAAGGGCGGTGATAGGTATGAATTGTGATTACAGCCCTTACTCACTTCCTACCATCGACTTTGTGGGAGGATCAACGCAGGAACTTGTGTTCCACACGTTCTTTTCACAAAACAAAAAGCCGTTTGATCTATCCTCCTGTACGGCCAGTTTTGCGTTGATCAATTTTGTCAACAAAAACGGATCACCGCTTATTGCCAAACCGATGGAGGTTAGTAAGAGTGAGGACGGCGACGGAACTGTAACAAATGTTCTGCGTGTGGTGTTGCTGCCAGAGGAAACGGTAGATCTGGTCGGTAAGTTTATCTATCAGATTACTATTCAGGATATCTCAGGGGAAATTGAGATCCCGGATCAGGGTATTATTCGCATTGCGAACAATATCAACAAAAGTTTCCCTCATTAAGCAACAAAGAAAATCATTGAGAAAGGATGAGGACGATGAATACGACCTATTTTCTGAATTTGGTGTCAGGCAACGTGTTTGGCTCCAAGAAAACCCCGGCTGTGCCTGAGAAGTATTATCTGGGTCTGAGTAGCGCCGCGCCTACTCTGGATGGCAGTGGCGTTGTTGAGCCTGGTGAGGGCACCGGCTATGCTCGTGTAGAGCTGACTTCTTTGAGCGCCCCTGTTAATGGCGTCGTGACCAACAATGCTGCGATTGATTTTGCGGAGAGCACTTCCGAGTGGGGCACTATGACCCACTTTGTTGTTTACGATGCTCTGACTGGTGGCAACCTGCTGATGTACGGCGAGCTGTCTGCAAGTCGTCGTGTTGAGGCTGCAACCATCATGACCATCAAGCTGGGTTCTCTGAACCTGTCTGTGGTGAACCCGACGGCATAAGGAGCGATAGGAGATGAAGGAGTACGATATTTTCCTGAAACAGCGTTTGACTGAAGGTTCAATCATCGTTTACTCCCTCCCATTTCGTGATGGCGTATCAGCTGTAAACAGAGTAGTTTTGCGGGCGATGCTGTCATATTTCAGCCTGCAAAAGAAAATTGCAGTGGCAAATCAATCTGCTCTGTTGTCGGAGATCGACGAGATGCTGGCTACGGTCAGTGAGAAAATCGGTGATCAAGTTTGTCTGGAAGCGAGCGCCGCACTTACTATCAAGTATCGAAACGAACTGGAGCAGGCAGCGATGAGGCTGGATATCCCAGCTTTCACGCTGTTTGCCCAGAGTTTCTTTGCCTTGGAAAGTCAAATCGGTATCAAAGTTAGCCAGCCGATTGCTTATGCTAAGAGTTCCCTTGGCGATGTGCAGAGTGCAATGGCGATTGTAGCAAAAAGTCTTGCGGAACAAAAGCAAGTCTTTGACACTATTCAAAATCAGACTGTTTTTGGTGCAAATGATCTTGCATTTCGGAAACACGATTTTGAGTCAGGCAGTAGTGCGATCGGTATTGACCAGACAAGCCCGGAGTTGCTTTATCGCTATACAACAGGAATGGAGGCCGCATTTGCGATTGCGGCAAGCATTGGAGAAACAGAGTTCCACTATTCTCTGGGGGACGGTAGCAATGCAATCGGTATTGAGACTTCCGAACCAGAAACCATTGCAGAAAAGAAACTGCAAATTGGTAATGCTATCGAAATGTTCTACGAACTGGTTGTCGAGACGATCAGCTTGTTTGCTGTGTCAAATGATGCAGAGATCCTAATGACACTGAATGCGGGCATGAAGCGCTACCGCCTGTTGTCAGATCTGGACGATAAAACCTTGGCAGAGATCGACGATATGACTCTGGAAGAGTTGGACTTTGTTGTACTTGCTTAGGAAAGGAGTAAGAAAAATGTCACAGGCACATTTGGGTTGTTTTAGCGGGACTGTGACGCCGAATGTCAATATGCTGGATATCTTCAAACAGAATGAGCGTGCGGATAATCCCAATAGCATTTTGAACTTCGGTCAAATGTCGCTGCGGAAGCTCAGTATGATTTGCCCAGAAGGAACGAAAGTGAAAATCAACGGGAAGGAGATCCCACTGATCACTGGTATTTTTGAGCTGGGCATGGATCAGATTAACATTACGTCTCTGGAATTTTCTGAGGCGGTTAATGTCAATATTTACTATATGTTCTGAGAGGAGGCACAATTATGGCTGATTTGAGCTGGATTTCTGCCTTGACTAATCAGGGCGGAGGCGGCGGTTCTTCTGGCGGTGTTTCTGACTATGACCAGTTGAAAAACCGCCCTGTAACAAACATTGCAGGAACCGGAACTGTAATCAGTGCTTTGGAGACCGGTGTTTACAATATCGAAGGTACGTGGAAACTTACACCCGATGATATTGAGCGTGAAACATTGGCTGATGACCTGTTCTATGTAATGAACAATGGCGCGGAAAGCAAACTGACATGGATCAGTGCTGGTCAGATTAAAACCTATAGCGTCCCCGTTGGCGGTACTGCTGCTGATATTACAGAAGGATCTATTGCTACTACTGAGGAAGTAGTACGCAATATGGTAGGAGTATTCTGATTTCGTGCCAGTCGCAAAAGCTGCAAAGAAAATCAATTTCATGCAAACGGGCAACAATCTGGATGCAGAGATGTTTTCTTTACAAATATATCAATCCACAATACGTGAGAAGAAAGGATGAAATGCTATGACTGCAAACTACAAACTCGTGTACCATGGTAACAAGGCCAACCTGCCTGCCGTTCGTGATGCTGGTAGCTTCTACCTGACTGACGACACCCGCGAGCTGTATTTCGGTGACAAGAAGTACGGTGAGGGCGTCCGTCTCTATACCAGCGCTGAGGGTAAGCCTGCCACTCCTGCCGAGGGCGTGATCTATGTCAATACCGATACCGGTGTTGGCGAGGTCTACAATGGCTCCGCTTGGGTTGTTGTGATCAAGGGTTATGCTACCGCTATCGGCGAGAACGCTGATAACAGCACTGTGCCTACCAGCAAGGCTGTGAAGGACTACACCGATGCGAAGGTCGCAGAAGTTGCCGGCATTGTTGATGGTCTGGGCGCTCTGGCAAAGAAGGACGAGGTGAGCGAGACCGAGCTGGAAGCTACCCTGAAGGCCAAGATCAACGGCAAGGCTGAACAGACCGATCTGGACGCCGCCAATGGCAAGCTGACCACTCTGATTGGTGCTGATGCCGGTAAGTCTGCCCGTACCATTGCCAATGAGGAGCTGGCTGCCCAGCTGATTCCCGAGAGCGCCAAGGAGTCTCTGAATACTCTGGCCGAGATCGCCGCTTGGATTCAGTCTCACCCCGATGACGCCTCTGCGATGAATCAGGCTATCACCGCCCTGCAGAACCTGGTTGGCACTCTGCCCGAGGGAGCTGTCAGCGACACCGTGGTTGCCTACATCAAGGAGTATGCTGACGGCGCTATCGCCGCTCTGAACATCGGTGACTATGCCAAGGCTGCTGACCTGACTGCTGCTATTGGCCGCATCGCTGCTCTGGAGAAGGATACCCACACCCACGCTAACAAGGCCCTGCTCGACACCTATGATCAGACCAACGAGGATCTGAAGGACGCTGTTGCCAAGAAGCACAGCCACGCCAACAAGACCGAACTGGATAAGATCGTTGAGGGCGACAAGGCTAAGTGGGATGCTGCGGCTGCAAAGGCTCACGAGCACGCCAACAAGACCGAGCTGGACAAGATCGCTGAGGGCGACAAGGCTAACCTGGACGCTGTTGTTGCAGCTCTGACTGTCGGTACGTTCTGATCAGGGAATCCGGTAAACTGACCGAGGAGGGAGCGGCTTAGATGCCGCCCCTCCTTTTCCAATTAAAGGAGGTGTACAAATTGTCCCTATTCAACGTAAACCAGACGGTTGCCAGTAAAGCGCGGAATACATCTACGGTTCCGATCAAGGACAAGCAATTCCTTATCGTAACTGATTCAGGTGACATCTTTTACGATTCTGACGGAACACGTGTTCAGTTGACGGATATCATCGTCCTGGACACAGAGTCACAACGTCTTGCGCTGACCTCACCGTTCGAGAAGTTCTACTTCGTGAAGGGATCTGGCGCTCTTTGGAGATATAACAACAGCTCATGGGTCAAATGTTCCGGTGGTGGAAGTATGTCGGTTGACAAGGTGCTGTCTGTTGCGTCTTGGTCAGACAATAAACAAAATATTGAGATTTCTGGACTGACGGCAGATCAAAACGGCATCGTGGGCTTGTCTCAGAGTGTGTCCATGGAGGAAAGAGAGGCGGCAGAAACCGCCAGCCTTTATGTTTGTGGGCAGCAGGACGGTTCCTTTACTGTCGCCATTGGTGGAGACAAACCTACGTGTGATATCCCGATCACGGTTATTCTGTTCGGTTAAGGAGGGATGAGCTGTGAGCCAAACAACGACGAACTATGGGCTTATCCTGGAAGACGATTCTTCGACAAAATTTAAGGTCTGGCGTGAAGCAATCAACGGTGCATCTAACTCCAACTTCATTAAGGTTGACGAGATTTTGGCGGAGAAAGGCGGCAAGAGCGTGAGTATTGAATGTACGCTGATCGCCAGCTCATGGGCAGGGGTAGATGCTCCGTTTACGCAAGAACTGGCCGTCACTGATCTTGGTGCTGCGCAAAACGGTAATATCTCGGTCGCTCATAGCGCAACTTTTGAGCAACGTGAGATGGCACGAGATGCCAAACTCTGCGTAACCGGGCAGTCTGATGGAAAGCTCATTATCTCAGCAGACGGTGAAATGCCCGATATTGATATCCCTGTGGTAATCACTCTCCTGGGATAAAAGAAAAGGAGGATTCAATATGCCTATTCTTGGCAATTTCCCCTCTGGTGGTGGAGGCGGAACAGGCGGTCTGACCCTGGCCGCTGTGACAGATATTCAGACCTTGGCCGCTGCCGGCAAGGTTTATGTGAAGTGGACTGACCCTGACGATCTGGTTGTGGCCGGCTCCACACTGGCAGCATGGGGCGGCACTCTGCTGGTGCGTAAGGCAGGTAGTGCCCCCGTAAGCCGTCGTGATGGTACGGTAGTTTTGGATAGCAAGACTCGCAATGCGTATCAGAACGAATACTTTTGCGATTCTGGCCTGACAGACGGTGTAACCTACTACTACAAGTTCTTTCCCTACACTACGCAGAGTTCCTATACGGATAGTGCGGACGACGAGTTCAGCAAGACGCCCGCTCCTGTGGCAGTTGGCGATGTGTCCAGCATGAGTGCTGTTGCCGCTGGTAACGGCAAGCTGGCACTGAAATGGACTGATCCTTCGGCTACCGTGGTGAACGACGGTGTAACGCTGGCGACTTGGGCGAAGACTACTGTGGTAGTTAAGGCGGGTGGTTATGCTACTGATCCCGACGACGCAGATGCGGCGTATCGGCTGGCGGTAACGACCCGCAATCAGTACGCCAGTAGCCCGTTGACTGTTACCGGCCTGCAAAACGGAGTGACCTATTATGTGTCGTTCTTCCCGACTTCTACAGACGGAGCAGTAAACACGGGCACTGCCAACCGTGTCACTGGCGTACCTAATCGGCTTGCGATCTCTACGGTTCCCAGTCAGAGTGGTAGCCTGACATATTCGGGCAATTCTCGAAGCCCGTCATGGAGCAACTATGATAGCTCCAAAATGACATTGGGTGGAGTTACAAGCGGCATTAACGCTGGAAGCTATAACGCCACCTTTACTCCAAAAGACGATTATTGCTGGTCTGACGGTAGCACATCTGCTAAGACGGTAAGCTGGACTATCGGTAAAGCGGCAGGCTCTTTGAGCCTGAACGCGACGAGCGTAGTTCTGAATAGTTCAGCAAAAAGCAAAACAGTCATCGTTACCCGTGCCGGCGACGGCGCAATTTCCGCACAAACCAGTGACGCCAGTGTTGCTACGGTTTCTGTCAGCGGGAACGTGGTGACTATCCAAAGCGTGAACGATAAGACTGGTACGGCGAAAATCACTATCAGTGTAGCCGCTGGTACAAACCATACTGCCCCTGGCAGTAAGACGATCGCGGTGTCTGCGGAGTTCCTTCCTGCTGTCGGAACTGCATTGAACGACTGCTCTTGGGAAGATATCAGCAAGATCGCTGCAGCTGGTTTGGCAAGCACATACTGGTCAGTCGGCGCAACAAAGACCATTACCATCAACGGTACAGTTGGAACGCTTTCTCTTTCCAACCTGTCTGTTGATGTTTTTATTTTGGGCTTTGACCACAACAGCTCTGTCGAGGGCATCAACAGGATTCACTTCCAGATCGGTAAGATCAGCAGTAAGTTGATTGGCCTGATTGACAGTGGCTACAATAACTATTATACCAATGGTGCAAAGTATTTCAATATGAACCATTGGGGCAACTATAACTATGGCGGCTGGGCTGGTTGTGACCTGCGTTACGATGTTTTGGGTAGTACCGATGTGGCTCCTTCTGGCTACGGTTCTGCTGTAACTACATCCAGAGTTGGTTATAACGCAAGTGCCACTTGTGCTACAAACCCTGTTGCGAATACGCTGATGGCTGCGCTTCCTGCTGACCTGAGAGCGGTTATGAAGGGCGTTACCAAATACGCCGATGCCGTTGGCAACAGCTCCAATGTGGCTGCGAATGTCAAGGCATTCACCGACTATCTGTTCCTGCTGGCTGAGTTCGAGGTACAGGGCACTCGTTATTATGCTAACCAGTATGAGCAGAATTACCAGAAGCAGTACGCCTATTACTCTTCCGGTAACAGCAGGGTCATGTATAGACACAACGCTACCGGCTCTACGGCGTGGTGGTGGCTCCGCTCTGCTTATTACAACAACTTTACCTCTTTCTGCTATGTGTACACTGATGGCAGCGCCTCCAATTACGGTGCAAGGTTTGCGGCTGCGCTCGCGCCCGGCTTTGCTGTCTAATCCTCCGCAGAGTATCCCAATCCATATCCCGCCCAAGAAAATGGGCGGGTTCCCCGATAGGACAGATAAGGTAACAGATACGGAGACAAAAAAACAAAAGCTGAGGCGGCGCTTTGCGCCGCCGACGCGATTTTTAGAAAAATGCCCTATAAAATGCTATCACTTAACAGTCTAAATACTGCATACAAAAGCTGAAAATAGCACTAAAATATTTATGTGCAGGTAAGTGGGAGGTTGAGTATGGCATCAAACAAACGTGTTTTCACGCTGCGTCTATCTGATGAGGTGTTTGATAAGATTGGTGCGCTGGCGACAAAACAGCATCGCTCCATGACAAACTACATAGAGTTTGTGCTTTTGAAACATCTGGAAGAAGTCGAAAAAGCGGAGGGAGCGATTACTGCTAATCAAACTAAGTCAGATGAATAGGGCAAAAGACCATTCACCAGAGAGGTAAAAGAATGTCTGTATTGAAAGCAAGGCGGACTACGAGTAAGGCTGAGTATGTCAATACTGCTAACCAGATCTATGTAGAAACGCTGAATTTTCTCACAAGGATGTCTGCACGGTATTCCAGACTTTTGGCGGAGCCTGTAGCCAAATTAGCTGGCGAGGTCGTAGACCATGCTGAGAAAGCAAATAGTATTTTCCCATCAGACGCGCAACGAATTGAATTGCGAAAGGCGCATTTGTTAGAGGCACGTGCTTCTTTGAAAGCACTGGATGTCAGACTTACGCATTGCTATCTCGTGATAATGCAGAACCCCGAGGGAGGTTTTACAACTTCTAAGGGATATTCAGTATCTCCGAAGGAGGCAACGGAAAAGTTAGACAGAATGGCTGCAAGTCTTGGGGAAATGATTGACAACGAAGATGAGTTGATCAAAGGGACTCTGAAATCGTTAGGGCAAATCAAAAAGAGCTAAATCTTTATTGGGTGTATTTCTGAAAACGTGTCCTTGGTGTTTTCGCCGCCTTTGGCGGCGTGGTGGTGGCTCCGCTCTGCTTATTACAACAACAATAACAATTTCTGCAATGTGAACACTGATGGCAGCGCCAACAATAACAATGCAAGGAATGCGGCTGCGCTCGCGCCCGGATTTTGCGATGCGGGGTCACATGGAGTAACCGATAGGTGAAAGACGACCCTCGCAAAAGGAGAGATACTTCCCTGGGTGAAAATCCCTAAAACTGCCCTTTGACGACCTTACACGGACGCTGCTTGCATGGCGGGGTACTTGCGCTATCCTCGTTTCATGTGTCGGGTCAAAGTAGTTTAGATGCGCACCTACAAGACAACTATGCGGAGGGCGAATACTTTTTATGACAAGCGAAGAACGCCGAGAGGCAAGATATCATCGCAGGAAATCAAAGCGACAAGCAAACAGACTGAAACGAAGCAAAGAAGTCGGTACACTTCAAGATGTTTTCAATTACCACGATATGTTCTTCTATGGGAGAAAATGTTGTACGGGTGTCCGTTGGAAACAGAGTACGCAAAACTTTGAGCTTCACTTATTTTCTGGAACAGCCAAGAGACGGCGTGAAGTTTTGGACGGTAAGTGGAAGCAAAAGAAGTGCGCACATTTCACCATTTCTGAGCGTGGAAAAGTGCGACCGATTGATGCCCCGCACATCGACGATCGGCAGATTCATAAGGTTTTTACAAATGAAGTCCTCATTCCCCTTTATCATCCGGGTATGATTTGCGACAACGGAGCCAGTCAGAGAGGTAAGGGACTACATTGGCATTTCCGTAGGGTAACACAACAGCTTGCATGGCATTACCGACGCTATGGAAGAGAAGGGGGCATATTCCTTCTTGACTTGAAGAGCTTCTTTCCGAATGCTAACAGAGATATCATCTATCGTCGGCATCAGCAAGTAATGTTTGACCCGCAGATTCGGGCAGTAGCAGACGCGATTATTGACTATGCGCCTTATGGCAATGCACCTGGTAGAGGTATGCCTTTGGGCGTGGAGCCGAGCCAGCAGGAGATGGTGTCTCTTCCAAGTGCGATTGACAACTATATCAAATGCCAGCTTGGTCTTCACTGTGCCGGTCACTACATGGATGACTACTATGTTATTTACCATGATATTGAAGAACTGAAACAGATAGCAAGAGATATTGTTAAAAAGTTTGAGTCTTTCGGTATTAGGGTGAATAAGAAAAAGTGCAAAATCATTCCGCTTACAAAGCCGTTTAGGTTTTGTAAGGCTCGTTTCACATTGACGGAAACCGGAGCAATCAAGATCAATGGTAGCCGTGATGGTGTGAAGCGTGCAAGGCGTAAGTTGAAAATGTTCCATAGGGAATATCTTGCTGGCAGGAAAACACTTTTCGAGATAGATCAATATATGGAATGCCAGACTGCGTACTACAGGCATTTTGACGATCACGGCAGGTTGTTACGGTTGAGGCGGCTGCACTATGCCATGTTTAATCGGTATAGAGAGCAAGAACAACTAAAGAAGTCCGCGTAAAAAATAACTAACAGATTACACTCGAAGCAAGTCTTCGGGTGTTTTCTTATTTGGAGGTATATCACGGTGAACCACAATAGCTATATCACAGTAAAAAGAGCAAAGTTCAAGACTATTAGCGGCGAAGTAAATATCCCATACGGCACGAAGCTGGAAGTGGGTGGAAATGTTTTGCTGCACAACGGGAAACCGGTATGTGCCGTGTTCAGTGATTGCGCATATGAGTTCTTTGCGCAAAACGACGATGGACAAGGGCTTCTGCGTGGAAAACTCATTCAAACCATCAAGTCTACACTTGCAAAGCATGATAAGGCACATCAGGACAGATGGGATAAGATTTGGGATGATCCTCGCTGCCAGCAGTACAAGTGCAGTGATCGTGATGATTTCTGGCTTTGGAACCACGATTTCTATAATGCTGAAATCGAAGATCTGAAACATATCGCCAAGTTGATTGGTGCAAAGGAGGTCAAGTAATGTATCGGATTATCAAAATTGACGGGACGGAATTGGGTATTACCGATTCTGTCAACTACATTCGTTATGGTGATGGCGGATGTTTTACTACAGCAACTCGTAAAGATGCTATCGGTGTGGCATTCAAGAGCATGGCCTATAACCTGGTTGGGCATGAAGATATTGAGGGTGCCGATACTGTCGTTGTCTCAGAGATCGACGGTGGGCAAGAACTCAAAAGCCATCAGACTACCATCGAAGGTCTGATTCGGACAATTTTGGAGGGCTGAGAGATGAAGGATAAACTGAGAGAAATGTATGAAAATGGCCTGCGCGGAATCGAACCCTCCATTTCAGCGAACGGCCTTCTGAAGGCCGTTGCGAATGGTTGGATCACGATCGAAGATGCAGTGGAAATCCTTGGCAGTGACAATGCCTTGGAAACTGTACGTGCAGCGAAACTCTTGGAAATTTCCAAGGCTTGCAACGCGGTCATCGTAGCCGGCGTAGACGTACCTATCGGGGATCGCCGTGACCACTTCAATCTGAAACTGGAGGATCAGAGTAATATCAACAATCTGTTCCGCGTGGTTGAGCTTGGGGGTACTGAGTTCCCATATCAGGCCGATGATGGAACCTGCACGGTGTATTCTGCTACCGAGATTGCTCAGATTTACGTTGCGGCTCAGACGCTGATTACTGGTCAGACGGCATATCACAATGCTCTCAAGAGCTATGTCAATGCCATGACTGACGCTGAGGAGATCGCTGCTGTGCAGTATGGTATGGATCTGCCTGAACCCTATGCTGCGGCTTTGTCTGAGAAGATGGCAGTAGCCCAGGCTCAGATGAAAGCTATCATGCAAAAGCTGGGCGGTGCCGCATGAGCAGCGTTGAGCTGATTGCGGAACTAACCGACATCTGCATTCGTCAGGCTGAGATCATTAAGGCACAAGCCTTTATGTTGGCACAGTTTGGCGCTGAGGTCAAAGAGGAAGAGGCGCTGCGGGAACAAAACCGGCTGAAAGAAATTGCCGGAGAATGGGAGTAAGATAAGCATGGAGCGAAAACGAATTGGGAAGTGGGTGCTTTCTGTTCTGCTCTGGTTTTGGACTGGCGGTGTGTATTTCTTCGGCGAGGTCATCTGGAAGACTTCTCAGGGTAGGCCAGAAACGATCAGCTGGACGATGTTTGCGTTGGCGATTATTCTGGCCGTCCCCCTGGAACGCTTCGGAGCAGAGCTTCCCTGGGGAATGCCGCTGGTAGGGCAGGCGTGTATCTGTGCTGCCGCGATTACAGCGTTAGAGTTCGTTACCGGACTTGTTTTGAATGTGTGGCTTGGTTTGGGAGTGTGGGATTACTCGCACTTGGCCGGGAACATCCTGGGACAAATCTGCCCGCAGTTTACTTTGCTGTGGCTCGTCCTATCCGTTGTGGGTATTGTCATACTGGACTGGATGAGGTATGCGGTAGAGGGTGGAGAGAAGCCCCGCTACACATAACAGAATAAAACAGCTATTTGCTAACCATTTTTAAGAGCCGTACCGAAAAAAGGTGCGGCTCTTTCTTCATACGAAAAAGGAGGTGAGAGTTATGGGACGGAAGACGAGACAAAACAAGATCACCAGCCCGGAATTGATCGCCCAGATCAACCCGAAGAACATTCGGCTGATGAACGATTTTCTGGAATACCTGCGGAGTATCGGCAAGGCGGATTCCACCGTTAAGGCATATACGAGCGATTTGTATATTTTCTTCGTGTGGGTACTCCAAAATGCGGACAACAAGTATTTCCCGGAGATTAGCAAGCGTGACATCATCTCGTACCAAAACTGGCTGTTGCGGAACAACGAGAACTCTCCCGCCCGTGTGCGCCGGCTGAAGAGTACGTTGTCATCTTTGAGCAACTACATCGAAGCAATCTTGGATGACGAGCTTCCCAACTTCCGGTCAATCGTCCGCAAGATCGAGAACCCGGTAAATGAGCCGACCAGAGAGAAGACGGTGCTGACCGACGAACAGGCCGATCAACTCTTGGACTATCTGATGGAGCGTGGGCAGTACGAGAAAGCCTGCTGCTTCGCTTTGGCGCGGTATTCTGGACGGCGCAAGTCTGAGCTGACGCGATTCAAAGTGTCGTACTTCGACGACGAGAACATCATCTATGGCACGTTTTACAAAACGCCTGAGAAAGTCAGAACGAAGGGCAAGGGCGTCAATGGAAAAATGCTTACCTGCTATGTGCTGGCAAAGCCTTTCAAGCCCTACTTCGATGCGTGGATGGCGAAGCGGGCAGATCTGGGTATCGAAAGTGAGTGGCTGTTCCCTGACAGGGACGATCCTACGAAGACGGTGCCTATCTCTACGCTGAACAGCTGGGCGGAGACCTTCTCCAATATTCTGGATATCCCTGTGTATTGGCATAGTCTCCGGCACTTCTTTACGACTTCACTTGCCAAGGCAAACCTGCCCGATTCTGTGATCAAGACCATCATTGGATGGGAGAGCTTGGAAATGGTGGATATCTACAAGGATATCGACGATGAGGACGAAATCGGCAAGTATTGCATGAACGGTGAAATCGTCGGACAGAAGCAAGCCGCGCTTTCTGATCTGTAAGGAGGTGCGAGATGAACGAACTGACAATTCATGACTACCTTCAAAAGAAGGGATTGAATGAGTATGGGATCGCTGGGTTAATGGGCAACTTGTTTGCCGAAAGCGGCCTTAATCCTCGGAATTTGCAGAACAGTTATGAAAACGTCCTTGGCATGAATGACAATGCTTATGTAGCTGCTGTGGATAACGGCACCTATACAAACTTCGTGCAGGACAAGGCCGGCTTTGGCCTCGCCCAGTGGACGTTTTGGACTCGGAAGCAAGCCCTGCTGGATTTTGCTAAGTCGTCTGGAAAGTCTATCGGCGATCTCGCTATGCAGCTGGGTTTTCTTTGGAAAGAGCTGTCCGAGAGCTACCCCGGCGTGCTGGCGATGTTGCGGGCGGCAACCTCTGTATTGGAGGCTTCCAATGCTGTGCTGCTGAACTTTGAGAAGCCAGCAAACCAGAGTAAGGATGTTCAGAAGAAGCGTGCTGAGTATGGGCAGCGGTACTATGACCAGTTTGCCTCACAGACTGCTCCTGCGTCCGACTCTGATTTGGAACAGTTCAGAAAACTCTTTCAGGAAATGAGAGCTGAACTGCAGGACAACGACTGCGGCCAGTGGAGCGCTGAGGCGCGGCAGTGGGCGTTGGATATGGGTTTGATTACCGGCAACGGGACTGTCATCAATGGTGAACCCAACTATATGTGGCAAGACCTTGTTACCCGTGAACAGTTCGTGACGGTGCTCTACCGTCTTGCTCAAATCATGGGGCCGCCGGCATGAAAAGTATCTACGGTTGGTAATGAAAATTTCTGACCGTTCGGAAATAAAGAGGTGAACTTCAATGGTCGATATCAACAACATTGTATCCCGTGGTGGGTACTTGGTGGATGGCGTGACAGGAGAGAAAGTCCTGTTCTATGAGTGCGATCCCAGAAAAAACACGGAATGTAATCGTGAAATGTGTCGGGGTGACGGGGCAGAGGATGAGGGTGGCTTCGGGTTCTGCTCTAAGACACTCGATCTGCGTTTCCGTAAAGACGGCGGTAAGGCTTGGTATGCTGTGCTGAAGACATCAGAGGACGGCGGCGAGCCTTACTGGGGCAGAGAATACGTGGAGGTGGTTTGAAGTGATGACAGTTCAAGAATGTATCCAGTACGTTGAAAGCCATCTGGAGATCCGCCCTGCGACGGATAACGGAGCTTATACCAGCGGAAGAACGATCAGACCTGCCGGCTGCGTGAACCATTCTGTTGGCTGCGCTCAACCTTCTGTCGATGTGTTTTTCAACACGATGAACAAGTCCAGTGCGGGCTGGGGTGTTAATGCTCTCCTTGGTGACTTCCATAAGGGCGAAGGACGAATTATTCTCGCTTTGCAATGGAATGGTCGCCCGTGGGGATGCGGTTCCGGCAGTAAGGGTTCGTGGAATAACACGAAGGTACAGTGGGAGATTTGCGAACCCGCAGGCCACACCTATGCTGGCGGCACGATGGTCGGATACGACGTGGCGAAAAACCAGGGCTATTTCGACCGGATGTGGAGAATGGTCGTGGCATGGAATGTCTATATGGTCAAGAAGTTCGGATACCCGATTTCTGGGATCAGCGATCATGCAGAGTCATATCGTGCCGGCTACGGCTCTAACCATGGCGACGTGGGGCAGTGGTGGCCGAAGCATGGCAAGAGCATGGATGCTCTGCGGAAGGAAGTTCAGGAAATTCTCAATGGCGAAACGGAGGATGATGACATGGATGTAACACGTTTCAAAGAACTCTGGGGCGAAATGCGTAAGGAACTCCAGGACAACGACGCAAGCGCATACAGCGCAGAAGCACGCGAGTGGGCAACGAAGAATGGCCTGATCGCCGGCAATGGTACAGCCGTCAATGGCGAACCGAATTGTATGTGGGGCGACATTTTGACCCGCGAGCAGTTCGTCACCGTTCTTTATCGTTGGACTCAGATGATGGGTAAGGCGTAAAATGACCATCTCGATCGAGCGTGGTAAGAAGAAAAGCAAGCCGAAATCGAAGAGGCCACGCCTTGGATTTACCAACTGGCTTGCTGTATGTATCATGATTTTCCTTGCCGCTGGATTGGCCGGCGGCTTTTACCTTGCTCGACTGAGTATTGTATATGGGTATACTGGGGCACTGGCTTGCTACACGGCAGCTTTTGCTCCGATAGGAACTGCCTGCAGCGTTGTGCTCAGTAAAATTGTACACAAGAGCGAGGTAGAAAACTCTGGTGCTGATGGAGAAGGAATTAAATTCGCAACTGCTAAAGCACACAATTTTTGTGAGAACGGCATAGAGGGCAGCGAAGAAAGCCCTGCAATTTGAAAAGGAGGATAGAGTGCTATGGATTCTGAATGGGTACGGCTGATTGTATCAGTGCTTTCTGGTCTTGCCGCGACTATCCCGCTGGTAATCCAGTTGGTGAAGTATGTGCGGAAAACGATCCAGGAGAAAAACTGGCCGGAAGTTGTTAAGCTCGTTACCAGTTACATGGAACGCGCCGAGACGATGTTCGAGAAGGGTGCAGATCGGAAGGAATGGGTCATGGCTATGGTCAAGGCTTCTGCCGATACTGTAAAGTATGATCTCGATATGGACAAGATTTCCGATCTGATTGACAGTCTGTGCGATATGAGCAAGATTGTCAACGGCACCTCCAATACGGCGCGATAAGCACTTTGGAGGGACATAACATGAACATGGGAGAGATCTTGGGATGGAGCGGCGGAACGCTCCTTTTGCTTATGACCTTTATTCAGGTCGCCCCGATCAAGGTAAATCCTTGGTCGTGGTTGGCAAAGAAGATTGGCAGGGCAATCAACGGTGAGGTGTTGAATGAGATCGCCGACATCAAAAAGGAACAACGT